CGCCCGGCACGGACAGCCGGGCCGCGATCGCCTCGTCCGTCAAACCCTCCGCGATAAGCGCCGGCAGCGGCGCCAGAAGCGGACGGAGCACCAGCGGCGACACGCCCGGCCGCAACGGACGCGGACGCAGCACCCCCAGGCGGAAACCCTCACCCACCAGCGCCACCCGGTTCGACACGGCAAACTTCGTGAACACCTCAGCCAGCACATCCCGCACCGCCCGGTACGTCACCCCGAGGCGCCGCGCGAGCTGCTCGTTCGTCAAGCCATACGACACGAGGTTCAGAACCTGGAGTTCAACGCCCGTCAACAGGGCGCGCGCGGCCAGAGGGGCGGTCGCCGCACGCCGGTCGTCAAGCAGCGCAGTCACGAGGCGCCGCCCTCGATGTCGCCGAACAGCGACGGCTGCAACGGCTTCGACAAGCGCGCCACGCACAGATCCGCATGCGGCTGCTCGCGCTCGATCCCAATCGCCTGGAAGCCCTCGATGACGGCCGCGGACAACGTTGTGCCGGAGCCAGCAAACGGGTCGAGGATCGTGCCGCCGGGCGGCGTGACTAGCCGAGCGAGCCAGCGCATCAACTCGAGGGGCTTGACAGTGGCGTGTTGCGCGCCGTCCGAAAGACGCGGGCGTTCGCTAGCCGCCGCCTTCGCCTGGTAGCGGAATGCCGGGAAGAACCTCGATCCGCCGACCGAACGCGAGTCGAGTTCCAGCACCGGGCACCCCGGCGCACATGCGTAGGGCCAAGCGCAGCCAGGCGAATGGCCGAACAGGACATTGGTCGGCCAGCGACCGCCCTCGTTCGGCTCATAGGCGACGCGACTGCGCCGACCCGTGATGTTGCCGACGCTCGCCGCGGAGGCCTCGTCGCCATCGACGCCGTACTCCACGCGGTCGCCGTCCTGTCGACCTGTCCGGCACGCGTCAATGTTGAGCGCGCCAGTACCCCACTCGAGGACATTCGCGACCGTCGTGTTGAAGCCGGTGGACTTGCGGGCCACGATGATCGGCTCGTGTGCGGGTTTGATCTGCGTGTTCCAGCCAGCCCAACTCTTCGCAGCATCCGACGCGGGCAGCGTGATCCGCCCGTCGCCGCTGAACTCTCCGTACAGGTGCTCGGACTTGCGCGGATCGATTCGGCGCTCGCCGATGACTTCGCGCTGCCCCCACGCCTCGCCGCGCTCGCCCTTACGTCCGTTGAGATGTTCGACGAGCGGCAGGACCTCCGTGTCGTCGAACCCGATCGCGTCCCTGATCGTCGCCCACTGCTCGAGCCGAGGAACGATCGCGGCGACCCCTTGGGTCGTCCACAGGCCGCCCATGCCGTTCGTGCCGAATAGCGCGTCGATGCGGGCGTTCGTCCAGCCAGCTTCGTCCCGGGCGCCAGCGAGCCATGCAGTCACCTGCAGGATCCCGGGCCGGTCGTCACGGTGCTTGTCGATAGCCTTGCCGACGTCCTGGCCCTTGGGGAATCCCGACCCGTAGATCCAGTGGATCGAGTCGCGGACCTCGAACCCTGCGTCCTCGATGCCCGCGGCGAGCCGGTGATACGTGCGCGGCGCGCCAAACGCGAGCAGATGCCCGCCTGGCTTGAGCACGCGCAGGCACTCGGCGGCCCAGGTCTCGCACCAAGCCTGGAACGCGCGCGGCGTGTCGTGTGTGTCCCAGGTGCGGCCCATGAAGGCAAGCGAGTAAGGCGGATCGCACACGACGGCGTCGACGGACGCGTCGGGTATCTCGCGCAGGACGTCGAGGCAATCACCGAGGTGCAGCGTGACCTGATCGTCGGCGTAGTACGGAGAAGCCGCAGTGGAACCGGCGGCGTTCGGGGCTTCCTGGAATCCGGGCTCGGACCCTGGCGACCCCAGGGCGGCAGCAACGAGAGGCACTGAGGGCCGCGTGGCGCTTCCGGGTCTCCGCGTGCCACCGGGACGCTCAACGCCCCTCAGGGCCTCCTGTGCGGGCGCCGTCATCGGGCACCGCCCGAACCCGGGCGCTCGATCTGATCCCTCATCATCTTCTCCTGTGTTTGTCAACATGCTGTGGATGGGCGGCTCGGTCAGGTAGGGCGATCGGGCGGACGGTCGGTCTGGTGCTCACTCCGGCGCCGACGTTCCGCAGGTGCGCGGACGTGGTCATCGGGCGCCCCCAGCGGCGTCGTGCGGGGACCATGGCTTCGACGGCCGCGCCTCGCTGAAGTCGACGAATCGTGAGTAATGGCCTTGAAATGCGACGGTGATCGTGGCGCGGGCCCCCTTGCGATGCTTGTCCACGATCAGGTCCGCCTCGCCCGCGCGGGGAGACTCGGTCTCGTGCATGTCGGGCCGGTGCACCAGGATCCCGACGTCGGCGGCCTGTTCGGCGACGCCGGTCTCGCGGATGTCGCTCATCTGCGGGGTCTTGTCGGTGCGGTTCGCGGATCCGCGGTTGAGTTGCGCGAGCGCGATCACGGGGATCCGCAGCTCCTTGGCGAGGTCTTTGAGCCCGTAGATGACCGCGGCGGCTTCGCGTTCCCGCGACTCGTACCGGCGGCCGTTGCCCACGGTGAGCATCTGGAAGTAGTCGACGGCCATGACGCGGATCGGGAATCGGCGCATGGCTTTGCGGGTGCGGGTGATGACCTGTGTCAGGTTCAGTCCCGGGGAGTCGTCGATGTGGATGGGTGCGCCGGAGACGTCGCCGTAGGCGCGGGAGAAGCGGCGCCAGTCGTCGTCGGTCATGTGCTCGTAGCGCATGTGGTGCAGGGGGATGCGCGCTTCGGCGGCGAAGATTGTCGAGGCGAGTTCGTCTTGGAGCATCTCGAGGGAGAACATGAGGCTGTGGCCGCCCTGTTTGATCGAGACGTGCCGCAAGATCGAAGTGCACAGGGTGGTCTTGCCAACGCTCGGGCGCGCCCCGATGATGATCAACTGTCCCGGGAGGAGTCCCCCGGTCAACTCGTCGAGATCCTTGAATCCGGTCATCACCCCGGCCTCGCGCGGCTTCTCCAGCCCGTCCGCCACGCGCTCGGCAGCCTCGGCCAGCGTGGACTCCTCGGCCTCCTGCGGCCGGGCGGTGAGCGCGAACGCCTCCTCCTGCGCCCGGCTGACGATCTCCTCAATGTCCGCGCCGTCGGTCTCGTAGCCCATCTGCGCGATCCGGGTTCCGGCCTCGACGATGCGGCGCAGCACGGCCTTTTCGTGCACGATCTCCGCGTAGTACCCGGCGTTGGCCGCGTTCGGCACGGACTCCATGAGCTCGTGCAGGTAGGCGGGTCCGCCGACGCGCCCGAGTTCGCCGCGAGAGTCCAACTCGTCCGCGACCGTGACCGCGTCGGCCGGGACGCCCCGCTCGTACAGGGCGACGGCAGCGTCGAACACGTGCTGGTGCTTCGGCAGGTAGAAGTCGTCCCGGCCCGCAGCCTCCATCGAGTCCTCGATCGCGGCTGGCGAGAGCAGCATCCCGCCGAGCATCGCCTGCTCCGCCTGGAGATCCTGCGGCGCCTGACGCTCGGTCATCGCGCGCCGCCAGCGGTGAGCATCCCGGCCGGGCGCGGCGCCGGGATCGCCGGAGCCTGGTAGCGGCGCCCGCGCAGGGCCTCGCGGTAGGCGTCGGGGTCGTCCGGGTCGGCATCCGGCACTCGCTGCGCCTCCGCCACCGATTGGCGCTGCGGTCCCGCGCCCTCCGCATCCTCCACGCGCTGCCGCAGGATCGCCGGCGTCAGCCAGCGTGTGTCGCCGCGCAGGTGCTCTCGTGCGGCGGGCAGGGCGTCCTCGACGGCGATGTCGTCGAGCATGTCGGCCCACACTTCGACGACCTCGCGGTCGACGTTCCGGTTGTCGACGCGGGCGATGAACATCAGCAGCATCGATGCTTCCGTCCGGTTCATGCGGTGATTTCCCTTCGGATCGGGATGACGTTCGAGGGCAGCAGCGTCGAGAGGTCGACGCCTTCCTCGGCGGCGAACTCCTGCATCAGGCTCAAGCCGGTCTGGGTGCGCAGCGTCGTCGCGGACGGGCGCTGGGCGGGGATGGCGACGGTGTCCCGCGCGCGGCGTGATTGGACTTGGTTGACGAACGAGGCGAGGGAGGACGGGCTTGCGCCCTTCGCGTCCCATTCCACGAAGCCCTGCCGTACGACTTCGTACGACACTTCGTCGAGAAGCTGCTTGAGCTCTTTCGATACTTGGCCGATGGTCCGTTTCGGCGGCTTGTTGTCCGGGTCTTTCCGGGTGCGGAAGTCGATCCATTCAGCAATGAGGGTCTGGGAATTGAGCACGGGCTCGAGCGGTGGTGGGGTTTCGCCGCCGCGCGCCGCAGGCGCGTACTCGAACAGCGCGTCGGGCTCGGCCCCTGGAAGCGGGGGCGCCGGTTCGGGGCCGGGTGGCGGAAGCGTGGTGACGGAGGCGAGCG